GGTAAGGCGCGAGGTCAGGATCGAAGCGGAATAGTCAATGATCGACCACTTATCCAACACCCAGTTATAGAGCCAGATGCGGGTGCCAGTTGACCAGCAAACGGTATTGCGCTCGCCGTCAACCGCCGTGGACATCGTGGCATAATTGATAAGGCCGAAGTTGTTCGAGAAAGCCCTGTCCACCTTCTCGAACCCGATGGGAACGATCTGCGCGCCGTTCCACATCTTGAAACCGCTATCGCTGTGCCAGAACGCCAGTTCCCCATGCTGCGCGACCGAGTGAACCGACGCGCAACCGACGTTGGAACTGATCTTGTCGAACCGGAATAGGGTATTGCCGCCGACATAAGCCATGCGACGAACGGCATTGCGTTGCAGGATAAGCCCCACCTCACCGCCGATAATGCCGGTGATCTCGCCGCCGTCCGGCAATTCCTGATAGTCTGACTTGCGCTGGGCGGGCGTCCACCATTCGCTGTGATTCTCACCCGACCACGCGACCTGATTGACGATACCGTTGCGCTTGGTTCCTACCACGAAATTATTGACCACCGCCAACGCTTCAAAGGTCGGTGGTGAACCGGCAAGCAATGTGACTACATCGGTTTCTAAGTCGATCTTGACCATCGCGTTTGCCGCGTTGGTGGCAATGGCGTGCTTGCCGAATTGAGCGAAGCGCCAACGCCCCGTAGCGGACAAGGTGTATCCCGAACCGATAGACACCCAAGTCGTATTCACTTGGCGATAAAGCGAGGTCGCCGTTCCCGCGATGATCGACACGCGCCCCGATGGAGCAACAAAAGCAGTCGCACCCCGACAGGTCAGCGGCAGGGCATTCGAGTGCGATGCCCATTGGCCTACTGGACGAAACCCCGCCGAGGTCGGGTAAAGGTTGACCACTTCCGTTACACCCGGCGAGCCGTGCTTCGGCATATCAGGAAGGAAGTCTCCGAACATCATCTTCATGTGCGACCGATCCTCGGGGCAAGCGCGCCCGCACCCCATTTGCGGCGGGAGGCGTCCTGCCTCAACTCAGCAATGGTCTCGTCAAACATTGCCTTCCATCCAGCCAGGCGTTCGTCATTCATATCGAAACTTTCGGCCTGCATCAGTGAGCCGTAGAGGTACGCATCCGGTGCCAGGGTAAGCAGCCAGTTGGTCGGGGCCGTAAGCGACAATGCGGGAATGCGGCGCCGATAAACCATGCGGATCGGCGTCGTGGTGTTGTTGGGCGCAAAACTGATCGAACCGTCGGTCACGACATAATGGCGCGGGATGCCGCCTATCGTGTTGTAACCGGCGAACTCGACTGCACCAACCTGACGCAGCGGGCCGTTGCCGGTTGAGATCGACACCATCGAACCGAAGTCGGCAGGCAAAGCGGTGTAGTCGCCCCGTTGCAAAACTGTTCGATGTGACTTCCATCTCGGGGTCTTCAAGCAGCCGGTTAAGTCGCGCTTCGGTCAACTGGATAAATGACGAAGCCTGTGCCTCGGTGACGGTGCGGTCGAGCCAGTCGCTTATCGCGGTGACTAGCCCGCTGTAAGTGTTGATGCTCATTGGACGGTGTGAACGCTCTTGGCGTTCTGATATGTGAGTTTGCTGTGTTCAAACGCGAACCGCCGAAACTCGTCGTCATAGTCGTTGCTATACAAAAGCCGCTCCCACGGGATACCACGGTCGGCACAGAACTTCATTGCCACGACCACCGGAACATCGACCACCGGCTTGCCAAGCCCGTCGATGGTCGGCGGACCTTCGCTGTTGACTTGCGCTACCATGTCGAGCGCGGCTTGCGGGTCTTGCCACCGCTCGACCGTCACCTCGTTGGTGGCGTCGTCGCCATACCAGCGAACGCGCACGTCGCCCTCCCAATGTTCGCCGATCAGACGGGCCATGCTTTAGCTCCTAATTCCACGTTCCGGTGACGGGCTGTTCGGCAGTCCATGCGCCTGCTGCATCTGTGTCTCGCGCCCACGACGCGGTTGGCGATATGGCTGCGGCCCATGTCCCAGTGACAACAGCAGGGTAGGCCCAATTTGGCGTTGACGTTGTTGCCGCTGCCCAAGTTCCCGAAGCACCCTGTTCTGCGTTCCAAGTTGTTATTGGTGCTGCGTCAGGCGTCCAATTGTCGTTGCTCGGTATCACGAGCGGAACCGCTATGTCGCCGCCTTGGCCCGCTATTGTCCCCGCTGGCGAAAAGATTAACGAAGTCGCGCCAGTTAGCGGTGCCAGTGCTGCGCCACCGCCTAACGTGGCAGCAGTCACGAAACTCAGCGATGACGAACCGGTTAGCGTCCCGTTGCCCGACAATGTGGCAGCGGGAGCAAACGTCAGGCTGGTCGAGCCAGTCATTGCGCCAGAGCCAGACAACGTGCCAGCAGTTGCGAACGATAGTGCCGTTGACCCTGTTATCGCCCCGAAGCCGCCTAGAACGCCCGTGGGGGCGAAAGACAGCGTTGAGGCACCCGATACCGCCCCCACGCCCGTCACGGTGCCTGACGGGGCAAATATGAGGCTTGTCGAGCCTGTTATCGCCCCGGCTACTGCCAGCGCCATAATGGAACCGGCAGGGGTAAAGGTTAGAGTCGTTCCGCCTGTTATATCGAACCGGCCATCGATCAATGCTGACGGCGCAAAGGTGATACTGGTTGCGCCTGTAAGCGCCGCCTTGCCAGTCGCTGTTCCCGCTGGCGCAAAGGTTAGTGCCGCCGCGCCGGTTAGCGCGCCTTGCCCTGTAACCGCCCCCGCTGGCGTGAACGTAAGACTTGATGCGCCTGTGATCTGCGCCGTGCTGCCACCCGCTGCTGCGCTTTGCAGCAGAATGATCATTTAGACCTCATACCAGTCGATGGCGGCAATAGCGTGAACGCCCGCTGGCTCCTGCGTTGCAAGCGTTATGTCAGAACTCAAGACCAGCCCTTCGCCCGGTCGCAGGATGATGCCACTATCATCCAACAGGCCGATCCGGTCGGCGACTTCATAACCCGCCGCCGTGATGAGGCGGGGGAAAAACTCCTGCGTCAGTGCCGATCCTGCTGTCGTGACAGCCGTAAGCGCCACGGCGCTATTCGTGCCGTCTGCTGAAGCATCACCGTTGATCGTGATGCTCGCGCTGGAAGTCAGCGTGGAGTCCTTAGCGCTCTTGGTCAGTGCCGTTCCCCCGGTCGGCAATGCGGTGATCCGGTAGACACGAATGGGAGCTGGTATAACCGTGACAGCCATCGCCGCCGTCTGTGCGAAGTCGATGGCTATCTTATTGATGTAGACGATCTTGCCCGATGCAGCCGCATTGGAGATAGTAAGATAGCGACGAGCAACCGTGCCAGCCCTGCCGACCGAGCGGAAGGTCGTGGCGCGGCCCTTGAAGGTTGCCCCTGTCTCGTTCGCCGGAATGAACTGTTGATAATGAACCCCAGCGACATCCTTAGTCGCGATGGTCGCGCCTGTGCCGGGACTGTAACCAAGGTTGTCAGCCACTAGTCAGCAACGTTCGTCAGCGCGCCAGCCGCAAAGCTCGGCGTGATGCCCAAAGCCACCGCCAGCGATGAACCGAGCGCGCCCTTGAACAGCAAGTCAGTCGCGCCGCTTGCCCCCGTCCCGACGCCGAAATGGGTGACGGTCGAACCGGTAACGCCGCCCGCAGGGAACGAGATCGCAGCCGCATTGCTTACCGTGTTACCTGTAACCGTCCACCCAGCCGCAGAACGTGCAACCGCGACCCGCGCATAATTGGTGTAGGCCGTCTCGCTTGCCGCCTGAGACGCAGCCGCCTCGCCAGGGTCAGACGTGTGGAGCGACACATAAAGCGAACCCGCCGCCGTGCTGGCGCGCAAGCCCGCCGCATCGCCGATGTTGGCAATGTTGGCGTTCTGATAGATGAGCGTAAGGAGCGAAGTTTCTAGGGCATTTGTGGCGGACATGGGCGGTTCCTATTCGATGTGGCGCCACGTCTTGTGCGCTTGAATTGAGCGAATGGTTTGAACTTCGACGCCGTAGCGTTCAGCAAGTGGGCTGTTCTTTTCGTCGCTGGCCCGAATGGCGCGAACGTCATCGTTAGTTAACTTCGCACCGTGGTGATCTTCACCCTTCCGGCGTTCGATGACAGGCGCTCGGCCTTTGGCTTTCATGTCCGCCATGTTGAGCTTGCGGGTTCCGGCTTGCAGATGCTTCGGGTTGACGCACGAGCGCACGTCGCAAGTGTGCATGACCTCGGGCGGAACATAATGGTTGGCGAGATAGAACGAAAATGCGTGGGCACCGATAGGACGCTTCAAGCCGCTTGATCGAAAAATACCGTACTGGTTTAGGCCCTTCTTGATGATCCAGTGCCAGCACTCGTTGGGTCCGGCCTTTTCGACCTTGCGCCAGAAACGCTCGGCGTCGGGACCGCGAAACTGAACCTCGGCGTCGGCAGAGCCGTGCCGCATGAAGCGCGTGTAGTGGACGTTACAATATCCCTTGGCCCGATGTGGGTCACGGCAACCTTCAATTGAACAAGTCCGCATAGCAAACCTCCTTTGTGGGGAGGTCGCTATGCGGTAGTTTGGTAGTTAAGTCAAATTACGAAAGGTCGGCGATTAGGCCGTTTCCTGCCTCTTGGAGCGACTCCAAAGTGTATTCTGACAGTATCATCCCTTTATCATTGTCACCGGTCTTGCCCAGGTCCTCAGTGACCATCTTGCGGCCCTTGAGGTAGGACACGTTCCACAGCGCCGGGTCGAGCAGGAACACTTCCCTGTCGGCTCCGGTCTGACCGCCGCGAACAAAGCGATCAGTCACGATCTTGACCATGCCGAAGTCGCCCTCGAAAGCCTGGATCGTTGCCGTCATCGTCTTGTCCTCGACCGCGTAGAACTTGGTCGCCGCACCGCCCATGACCGTGGTCAGGACGCCGCGCTGCTTCGGACCAGTCAGCAGGAAACCGGGCTTGCCGCCCTGCGTCCAACTGTTCTGCTGCGCCGTGGTGATCATTGCGAGCGTGAGCGCGCGCTGAGTGCCATCGGTAGCAGCCGCCGTTGCCGTGCCATTCGCGCCGGTCGCACCGCGATCAACGTTAGTGGTCAGCCAGCCGCACAACGGGCGAAGCTGGGGAGCGACCGCCGAGTTGCCAGTGACGGGCGCCTGGTTCGACAAAAGCACGAACTCGCGGTCGCGCTTCAGTTCATCCCGACGCTTCGACATCTGGTAGACGGTCTCGTTGTTGCGACCCGCCTTGTCGATGGCGTTCTGGGTACCGGAAACGATAACCTCCTTGCGGGAGATTTGCGTCCGGTTGCCGACACGGGTGGTCGGCGCGGCGGCGGCAAAGGTGACATCATCGCCCTGCAACTGCGCGTTCTGCGCGGCTGGGGCCAAGCTATCAGTCTGCCATTCGTGAAAGACGCCGTTCGAGGTGGTCGTGCCAGCCATCGAGGTGAACGGAACGTCGGTCGGCGAAATGTTGGTGATCTTGTCCAACAAGTCCTCGCGATTGCCAACTGCGGCAAACGTGAGAAGGGTGTTAACGGGAACTGCCATGAAACTTACTCCGAATTGAGGATTTGACGTGCGATCCAGTCACCCTTGGCTTCCTTGGAGGCATTGCCGGGGAACCGGGCCTTCGAGGTCTGCGAACCCGTGCCATCGGAGGTCAGCGGCTTTACCGCCGACTTGGGAACAACCCGCTTTTCAGGAAGCGACTTGCGAGCTGCCAAATGGGCATCCCACCGTCGCGCCTTGTCGGCCAATGTCAGGACACGGTGGTCCAGAGCATCGACAATCTCTTCGCCGGTGAAGCCTACCCCTTTCAGGAACTCCACGCTCTCGCTTGCAAACGCCTGGAACTTGCCTTCATCGGCCAGTTCTGGGTGCTGCTTCACGATCTCATCAGCCGCAAAGTCGAAACGCTGCGACCTTTCCTGCTCAAGTTGAGCCTGTTGGGCCTGCTGATGTTGCGCCCTCGTCTGGGCGACCTGTTGGTTCATGCGCTGGATGGCAGAAACGCGCTCGTTAACCGCGTCCTGGGCCGCAACATAAGCCGCCGGGTCGTTAGCCTTAAGGGCATCCCAGTTGATCCGCTGCGCCTCTTGCAAGACCGGATCATACTGGGCGAAAAGACTGGTTGCTTCTTCAAGCTGGTTCGCAAATTGAGCGGACAGATTGGTTTCAAGCGTCTGCCTTTCGGCTTCGACCTGTCGCCTTTCGTCCGCAACCGCAGCGGTCTTGGCCTTGTAGTCCTCCGTCCGGCTGTAGCCATTGAGCAGTTCGGCGAGCGGCACTTTGCGCTCCTCGCCGTTCACCTTGACGGTGTATTCCTGCTCGTCCGGGGTGCCTTCCTCGGGTTCCTCAGCCGCTTCCTCAGCGGGTTCGTCGGTCGCGTCGTCCTCGGTCTCGGGGTCCGTTTCCGGTTCGCCCTTTTCTTCGGCCTCATTGACCAGTTCCTGAGCGATGCTTTCCACATCGCTAACAGTCTCGTTCTCACCTCCCGCTTCGATCTCGGCAGCAATGCTTTCGACAGACGCAGGCGCGTCAACGGGTACCGTTTCCGGTGTCGCCGTATCTTCCATTGGTGAGGTTCCTTGTTGGTGCGCCTAAACGCAGGTTATCATCGCCAGTTGGCGGTGAATGCTATCGCGCGAAGTCTTGCCCTCGCCCGCGATATGGATAATTCA